GCTCGGCGCAACGTTTCAAAATCCGGTAGTGCTGCTGCATCAGCACGAGCACGATGAGCCGATCGGCTAGGCCGTCTTCGGCAAGGCGACAAAAAATGGACTCCCGTTCACCGCGACGATCCCGCAGTCTGATGGATTGCCTGATTGTGAACTTAAAGACCGGCTGGATACGGCGTGGGGCGAAATCGAGTTGGGTATCGTGCGCGCCGTGAGCATCGGATTCCGTCCGTTGAAATATGCGTTCAACGATAATGGCGGCGTCGAATATCAAGAGATCGAGGTCTACGAGCTTAGCCCTGTCTCAGTTCCGTGCAACTAGGAAGCGGTCATAACGTCCGTCAAGTCGATGGGCAAGGCGCTGCCTCGCGAGGTCGTGGACAAGATCAAGGAATTCGATAGCGCTCCGGCACGAGTCCAGAAACGCATCAAGCATGCAATCCCATTGGTGGCAGCGGTACGAATTCCGAAGGGCGCGGTTTCGCTCAAAGCAAAATGAGACTTCGGAACGATCGCGGACATATTCATAGTCCAGATGATCTTCGAGGGCTGCGAAAAGTTTTTCTGAACGGCAAACAGATTGACCATGTTCTCTTTGCGGATACGCGAAATGGCAAGGTTTGCATGACGGATAACCCGCCGAAGGTAGACAAGTACCGAAAGCGAATAATCCGGCGAACGAAATACGGCAAAGTAGAAGTCAAATTCATTCATGCGGACATCGCTCCCCTTTGTTGCGGGGGCCATAGGGCCGCAATTCAACCAAAGGAAATTCAATATGGCAGGTAAGACTTTCGCTGAACAGGTTGCCGATCTCAAGGCCACCCGTGACAGCAAAACCAATGAAATGAACGCCTTCGCTTAGAAGTCATTGGATGAAAATCGTTCGATGGATGAGGCCGAGGCCGAAGCTTTCGATACTCTCGAAAATGAAATCAAGCGCATTGATGGCGATATCGCTCGCCTGACGCGTCTTGAAAAGATTAATGCCGAGAAGGCCGTTGTCGTTGCCGGAGCCAAGTCGGAAGATGCGAGCAAGACCCGCGAGGGTGTGACGGTCAAGAATACGCAGAAGCTTGAGCCGGGCGTCGAATTTGCCCGCTATGCGATGTGTCTGGCCGCCGCGAAGGGTGACGTGGGCCGCGCGTTCAATATCGCGAAGAGCCAGATCCCGCAGACCGATCGCGTTGTCAACGCACTGAAGTTCCAGGCCGAGACGGGCTAGAGCTTTGAATCGCTCATCAAGTCCAACGTCAATGCCGGCACTACCTCGGATGCGACTTGGGCTTCGCCTCTGGTCAACTATCAGATTTTCACGGCTGATTTCGTGGAATATCTGCGTCCGCAAACCATTGTAGGCAAGTTCGGCCAGGGTGCGATTCCGTCGCTGCGCAATATCCCGTTCAATGTCCGAATTGCTGGTCAGACTTCAGGCGGTGCGGGTTATTGGGTTGGTCAGGGTGCGCCGAAGCCGCTCACCAAGTTTGATTACAACGCGACAAATCTGACCTGGGCCAAGGTGGCCGCGATCTCGGTCATCACGGATGAACTGATCCGCTTCAGCAATCCGTCTGCCGAGGCGCTTGTGCGCAATGGCTTGGTGGATGCGCTGCGCGAACGTCTGGATATCGACTTCATCGATCCGGGCAAGGCTGCGGTTGCGAACGTCTCTCCGGCGTCGATCACCAATGGTGTTGCTGCGATCAGCTCCAGCGGTTCGGATGAAGCGCATGTCCGCGCTGACCTTCGCGCTCTCTGGGCGCCGTTCATTGCGGCAAACATCGCCCCGACTACTGCGGTCTATATCATGTCTTCGACTACGGCCCTGGCCCTGTCGCTCATGGTCAATGCCCTTGGTCAGCGCGCGTTCCCCGACATTTCGATGAACGGTGGCACGCTGCTCGGTATTCCGGTCATTGTGTCTGAATACGCGAAGAACACGGGCGGTTCCGCTGGCGGCCTCGTCATCTTGGCGAACGCTTCGGATATCTGGCTGGCCGATGACGGCGGCTTCACTCTGGATGCGAGCCGTGAGGCTTCGCTGCAGATGGATGATGCGCCGAGCGTCAATAGCGCCACCGGCACCGAATCGCAGCTCGTCTCGATGTTCCAGACGAACAGCGTGGCTCTGCGTGCGGAGCGTTTCATCAACTGGCAGAAGCGTCGCAGCGCTGCCGTGTCGTACCTCGATGCGGTGACCTGGGGTAGCTGAGTAAGTTGAATTGGGTGCGGCTCCTAAACGGGGCCGCACCATTTTGGAGGGATGATGAGCAGAGTTTCAATAAAAATTACTCGTGCGTTTCGCGGTAATGCGGTTGGCAGCGAAATGCGGGTTTCGGCGCACGAGGCGCGGTTTCTTGTGCTGTCGAATCATGCGGAGTACATCACGACCGCTCTCACGCCGGAAAAGGTGGCGGTAACCGCTGCATTGGTGGAATTAACGACTGACTCAACGGAACCATCCGCAGATGACGAGGCATCTGGAGAAGAATCCGATGGCGTCGAAATCTCGCCGCGAACTGGCCTACCAAAGCGACAGTATCGCCGTCGCGATTTGACTGCGGAGTAACGAATGCGTCTTTTTGGACTGGAAATTACAAGGGCGAAATCAGTACCCGGCAGTCTCTAGTCCGTGGATTCTCGCGGCTGGCTCCCGCTTGTGCGCGAACCATTTCCCGGCGCATGGCAACAAAACGCATCGCAGACGGTAGATGGACAATTGTCCTACTACGCGGCATATGCATGCGTCACATTGATTTCAAATGACTTCGGTAAATTGCGTCCTCGCCTTGTCGAAAAACGCGGGAACATCTGGAAGGAAACGACGAGTTCGGCATTTTCGCCAGTCATTCGCAAACCGAATCGCTATCAGAACCATATCCAGTTTAAGGAATGGTGGGCGATGAGCAAGTTGGTTTTCGGAAATACGTATGCCCTGCTTGAGCGCGATGCTCGCGGCATCGTGGTTCAGCAATACATTCTCGATGCTCGCCGCGTTTTGCCACTCGTTGCGCCAGATGGCCAGGTCTACTATCAGCTTCACACGGATAACCTTTCCGGTGTTACGGAAGAAATCCTAGTTCCGGCATCAGAGATCATCCATGACCGGATGAACTGTCTGTTTCATCCGCTGGTCGGCATCTCGCCGCTATACGCTGCCGGCGTACCTTCGGCGCAGGGTATCGCGATCCAGAATTCCAGCCGTAGTTTTTTTGCGAATGGTGCGCGTCCATCTGGCGTGCTGACTGCGCCCGGTCAAATCGGCCAGGAAACCGCTGACCGCCTGAAGCTGGCATGGGAAGAAAAATTTACCGGTGTGAATTCCGGCAAGATCGCCGTACTCGGCGATGGCTTGAAGTATGAACCGATGGTCATGACGAGCGCCGATGCGCAACTCATCGAATAGTTGAAAATGACCGCGGAAATGGTCTGCGCCGCCTTCCATGTTCCAGCGTTCAAGGTGGGTATCGGCCAGATGCCGACCTATCAAAATGGGGAAGTGCTGAATCAGATCTATTATTCGGACTGCCTGCAATCCTTGATAGAGGAATACGAGCTTTGTCAGGATGAGGGTCTTGGTATTGGCGAGGCGGTCACTATCAACGGGCGCAGCACACAACTAGGCGTTGACCTCGACTTGCGCGGTCTGTTCCGCATGGATACGGCGACGCAAATGCGCACGCTCGGCGAAGGGGTGAAAGGTTCCATCCTGACTGTCAATGAAGCGCGCGAGGAGATGGATCGCGACAAGATTGCCGGCGGTGATACGGTATATATGCAGCAGCAGAACTTTAGCCTCGAAGCGCTCGCCAAGCGCGATTCCCTGCCCAATCCGTTTATCCTTGACCGCCCAACTGCGAATCCCGACCCATCTGTTAGCGGACCTCCGGCGAATGCCGATCCGAACCAAGACCAGGAGACCGGCAAGGCTTTCGCTTATGACGTGCAAAAAGCATTTGAACAGGAGTTAGCCGCGTGAATTTCGATCCCGTTGAATTTGGCAGGGGACTGGCGCGGTCAGTCAAGGCGCTGATTTAGGAGCGCTTGGCACCAATGGAAGCACGGCTTATCGCTGTGGAATCCCGCGCATTGCTTCCCGGTCCATAGGGCGAGAAAGGCGAAACCGGCCAAACTGGTCCGCAAGGTGATCGCGGACGCGACGCGGACATGGGCGAGATCAAATCGCATATCGATCTAGCG